CATTTTCAGTTAATGCTCGGTTCCAAAACTTAAGTGCGTAAACCTTTTGTTCCGAGCTTCCCGCAGTTCCAATGTTTCGTCTTCCTTGCCCTATATAGAAAGAACCCTCACGAACAGCGGATGTCTCGGTAAAGTCTCCATTGTCAGAACCATTTAAATAAAGATATGTAGTCGCCCCTTCTCTAACCATAGTTACATGTTGCCATGTATCACGAATGCTTGAAGTATCAGCTAACGGTCTCATCCGCTGGCCGTTTACGTTAATGTGAAATTTATTGGAGTTTTGTCGCCACCCGAGAAAATCAGCTTGCCATTCATCCCCTTCAACTCCGCTGGAGATGTAAAGCATACCATCTATATGACTGTTGGCAGGTCCAGATTTTACCCACGCAGCCATTGTGTAGCTAGATGTACTATCTAGTTCAACAACATTAACCGAAGAGGTATAGTTACCGCTACCAGTTTCAAGTGCTTGGAATTGCGTAGTCATTAGGTATCAGAGTATTCAATAGAAAGTCCCAACAGTTGGGCGAAATCAGCCATATCATCGCTAGAGTGAGTCCCTAACCTCCTGATGGATACAACTAAGTAATCTCCGTCTGCAAGACCGTCTGTAGCACTAAGACTAATAGTGTTCGACATATATCTAGAAGCTTCACCTCCACTATGCGTGGCAGCAACCGCATTAGATGTGTCGAAATCAAGAGAAGATAGGCCAGAAGTGTCCGCTGGGCTTTGTGCAGCAAAACGACAGTCCCATACCACATTATTAGTAGTTGCAGATGCTGCATTCCAAAGAATTACAGCGGAAGGGCTGCTTGCATAATCCTGAACCTTTGGAATAGTAAATTGAACACCTTGATCAACCGTTGCAGAGAACTGATAAAAAGGGATTGATGCGGTTGTTCCATCTATTGCAAATATAGGGAAATCCACACCCGAGGTTGCTTGTGCTCCGTCTACTTCAAATACTACGCTTCTTGTTGCCATGATGTTATTCCTTCAGGAATATATAGATCCAACCCAGTCATGAATAACATTATTAGGTAGGTGGATTGGGATCAGGATCAGGAGTATTATCAGGTCCCGGTCCAAATATTGTGTAATCAAGAACAAATTCATTTGCACTCAAAGAAAGATTAGAACTACCCAATACCATTCCTGCCTGAACTTTAAACTCATTAGCAGTTAAAGTAAGTATTAAGCTACTTAAAGCTAGGTCCTCATTTGTACCTCCCCCTCCTGTAGGTGGATCAGGATCAGGATCAGGGGTATTAGTAACATTAGGGTTGGATAACGATACCCCGTAATTTAACAACAAAGGAAGTGTAGAAGTTTCTAATGCCCAGGTCCCAAGATCTGCTGTTTGAAGAACGAATAAATTAGCACTAAGCGAAAGATTTGCTGATCCAAGATCCAATACTCTATCTTGCGTAAACCCAAAAGAGGACGCAGAGAGATTAAGCAATGAATTACCTAAATCTTGATCTCTATTACCTCCCAGAGGAGGGAATGGGTCGGGATCAGGAGTATTAGTAGCATTAGGATTAAATAATGATACTCCGTAATTAACTAAAAGAGGCTCCGAAGCTTCTAACGTAATTTCTTCATTACCAGCCCTAATACCGTAATTAAGAATTACTGGATCATTACTAGTAAGAGCAAGTAATGCAGTATCGAGACCTATAGTCTGACTCCATTCAAACCCTGAAGCACTTAACAGTAAGTTTGCAGTACCTAGATCAACACTTTGATCTCCTGTCCCACTCCATTCAAACCCTGAAGCACTTAATAATAACTCTACAACACCTAAATCAATGTTAGTATTGGTAGGTGCAGGAGGGATAATAGGAGGCTTCGCGTCTGGCTTTGTAGTCACCCCTGGGATCTTAACTTCAAAGTCCATATCCAATATCTCACCTGTATTAGTGATTTGAAACTTAGGAGAAGGAATATAAGTTTCTAGTGATATAGTTATGCTCTTCTTTAGAACCCTGTCTTGAGCATCCCCAGCTATGACAGAGCCTCCATCCCTCTCAGAGACAATAAAAGCTTTGTTGTAATCTGAATACTTAGTTTTAATGTCTAAATCAGGACTGAATAAAGAGTATACACCAGCCCTTAACGTATCTAAGTCACTCTTATACTTGGCCCATAAATTAACTTCATACGTAATTGTTACAGGACGAGGAGCAACAGATATAACACGGATAGCCCTCCTGGTATTAGGATCCCATTTCTTCTCACTGATAATTATATTGCTGTTGCGTCTTCGATCCTCTGCATTAGAGGTGGAAGATTCACTTACAGATACTAAAGGAAGTATGAGAGTGTTATCCGCTCTCAACCTGCTTACGATGCGTTCAGGGTTTCCATGAGTGCATTTGGCGTTTATCCTATTGCTGTTACCGTCTAAGTAATAAAGACTACCCATGACGTTTATCATGGAGCGAAGAGTCTCTCTATACAGATTATCAACTACAGGAAGTAATTTAGTATTGGTAAGCTCAATTACTTTGTTTCGTAAATTTAGGTTCCTCATGGATACGATCCCATGAATATATAGCCCTCAAAAGGGTTACTCCAGGCTAATCAGCTTCTTTATCCGGCTCATCTAAGCTATCCAAGAACTCCTGATCTTTCCTTCGTCGCTCCTCTGCTTTCTTTTCTTTATATGCCAAATCCTTCATTTTAAGTTCTCTGGCATTCTTGATGTGGAAAGGTTCGACATCCGAAGTATTGATGTCTTCGTTACTATCTTTAGTCCCAAATATGCGATCCCAATTACTGATTAGCTTTTCGCTATTCCCTACTCGTCTTTTGTCTCCTTTTCCTGCCACAATAAACTCCTTACATGATTACAATTTTCTTAGAATTACCAACTGGCATTACTGTTGCCACAGGCTCGATATATCTTTTAATCTCGTCATAAATTACAACTTCTAAATCCTCCTCAGGATGTTCATTTCTTATCTCTTCTAACCTATTGATAAAGTCTTCGTATTTCATAGTGTCCTCGTAATCAAAAACAAAGAGTAAAGCTGTAGTATTAAACAAGATACTCCTACCGCTAGAGCATAACCAGACTTCTCGTAAAAGTCGGGGTCCTTAAAACACCGCATAAAATTCATAAGTAATTCTCCCTACCCAAAACCATTTTAAATACATGGAATTCTTTAGGATCCATAAAGCCGTTATTCACTAGGTAATTATAGTAACTTGCCCTAGCATCCCAAAAGTCTTTATATGTATCTTTTAACTCTAGCCACATTTCCTTATGTTCTTCAATAATCTTTTCAACCCTATCCGCTCTAATACTCATTGTAACCCTGTTTAAAATAATGGCAATTGCTGGATTCGAACCAGCATCTCTCTCTGCTCTAAGGTATTTAGGCCGTTGACGGTACATACGAGAGTGTTCTTCCAGTTAAACTAAACTGCCTGATTAGCATTAATACTTCCAAGACCTAGACGTAGACCTAGACCCAGACCAAGACCCAAAACAAAGCCTAGACCCAGACCCCGATCCAGACCCCGATCCAGACCCCGATCCAGACCGCTTCCCAGACCAAGACCTAAACCCCGACTCAGACCTAGACCTAGAACAAAACCCATACCCAGACCTAGACCCAGACGCAGCCCAACAATTAGAACGTGAAACTAGCATTAATACTTCCAAGACCTAGACGTAGACCTAGACCTAGACCCTGATCCAGACCAAGACCCCGATCCAGACCAAGCCCAAGACGCCAGCCCATACCCAGACCTAGACCTAGACCAAGACCAAAACCCATACCTAGACCTAGACCTAGACCCAGACCTAGAACAAAACGAAGCCCCAGTCTTTAAACCACTATAACGTGAAATCATCATTAATACTTCCCAGACCTAGACCCAGACCGATACCCAGACCAAGACCAAGATTCAGACCCTGATCCAGACCGATACCCAGACCAAGACCAAGATCTAGACCCCGATCCAGACCGATACCCAGACCAAGACCAAAGCACAGACCCAGACCCAGACCAAGACCAAGACCCAGACCAAGTCCCAGACCTTAAACAATTATAACGTGAAACTAGCATTAATACTTCCCAGACCAAGACCTAGACCGAAGCACAGACCCAGACCCAGACCAAGACCAAGACCCAGACCCAGACCAAGACCAAGACCCAGACCTAAACCCAGACCTAAACCCAGACCTAAACCCATACCCAGACCCAGACCCAGACCTAGACGTAGACCTAGACCTAGACCCTGATCCAGACCAAGACCAAGTCCCAGACCTTAAACAATTATAACGTGAAACTAGCATTACCGTTAAGATTACTTAATCACTGCCCAGCTCTCTACTGATTGCTTCATCACTTGGAGGCTTGAGTTAAGAGGGGTTTCAGCATCCTCCCACGTATCATCGTCCAGTTTTCCAGTAAGAAATACAAGTTTCGCATCATCAAGAAAGAGTGTATCCTCTGATACTCCAGCTAACTTACCTGCGTAATTGTAACGCATACACCAAACGTGGATCTTTTCTCCAATAGCAGCTTCAAAACCACTATCACCGTCTACTTCAACTAACTTTTTCATAACTATCTCCTTGGTTAAAAACAAAACAAATGGTAGCACATCCTGGACTTGAACCAGGGACATCAGGCATATAAGACCCGCGCTCTAACCAACTGAGCTAATGCGCCTTTAAGTAGATTATAGCAACCTATTGATGCGGGTCAATAAAGGATTTCATAAGTTTCCCATTATTAATATAATGAATGATTCTATCCTTTTCAAATAACCTTAAATTAACTTTAGGGAACTCTAACTTTAAAACACCTTTGATTGCAGACTTTATTGTTGTGGACTTCCTACGACTAAACATATCCGCTAGTAGATTACTATAATCTATAATTTTAATGTTACCCTTAAGATCGACTCTCATGTTTTCATCGTGAAAGTCTGCACCCCATGAATACTTATTGTAATTTTTTAAAAACTCATATTGCTTTTCAATATGATCTCTGATTCTCACAAAAGAAGGATTAAACCAATGGTAATTACCTTTAGAACTAGGGATAGGCTTGCTTACATACTGCATTTCCAAAACATACCCCTTAGGACTTATCTGGAGGCAGGGAGCTAATAGGTTCCCAAATGCCGAGTGTTCAAGAGCCTTATAAGCAGCATATTCAGCTTTATTATGACTAGCATACCCTACCTTAATTACCGTTCTAGACCTCTTCTCCTTAAAGACAATCCTTGTTGTGCCAGCCTCTGAAACTACAATAAGATTAAACTTACTACAAAGATCTTTGATAACTCCCTTTATATGGGACTTTTTAAAGTCCTTGAACCCCCCAATCAACACCTCATTTAAGTAATCCTCAATCTTGGTCAGGTTGATCATTGAAGCCATACTTAGCCCTCATGCCGTAAGCCATTAACTCATATTGAAGCATCTCTAATGCATTATACTCAGGATCAAGCATTGAGCCTGGGACATATTCAGCGATGAAAGGCCACTCAGACTCCTTACCTGTAATACCTAAAGAAGTTCTTACAGCCTGATCTAAAAACTCGTCTCTAGTCATTTGCAGCCCCCTTGCGGTCAGAGTAGTCATTCATAAGTTTTTGAAGTCTATTAATTACTTTGTTAACTTGGGTGTAGTCTTTGTTTAAAATACGACCTAACTCAGACTTCCGAATAAACCCTTGCTTAGAAACTAGATTAGGATTCTTTACAATTACGTCTATAGTGTCTTTAACTTCCTTGGGTTGATCTTCCAAGAACAGTTGGAACTCTACTGAAGAGGCATCAAGGGATGATCTCATATCTGGAAGGGAAGAACCTAGAGTTCTTGAATCCTCTGTATTAGTATAATCTAAAGAACGATGGCTCTTTCGGAACTCCATCTTTTTAGACAACGGGATTCCCTTCTTAGCCTTCCTGTTCCACAATACAGTCTTCGTGTATTGATCGAATAGTTTATTCTGCATTGCCTCTTCAAACTCCTCCCCAGTCTTCTTTCTAAACCCTTCAATGGATTCGAGTGCAGCAATACACAAGTCTGAGTAATTATCTTCAGGGTTGGCGATGGCGTTGTCACTCCCTGATATTTTAAGGGAGATCATACGCATTAAACTTCCATACTTCTTTTCGTAGGAAGACCACTGGTCATCTGTTAGTTTTTTCATATAGGTTACTATCGGTTATTTCTGAAGCAATAACAAGTCAATTCTAGTTTTCGTCAATTCTTACTGACGAATCCCTGGTTACTTCTCGGGAATCCTTGCCGATGCTTAACAGGCTATACCCACAAATATCTCTCCATGGAGATTCATCACCGTATGTAGGATCAGTTGCAAGACGGAACAGTTTATCCACTACCCTACAAATGGTTAAAACATCCATGTATTGATCAGGCTCAATACCATCAGGGTACAATACTTTTAGGATTAGTTGGGATTTGCTAAACGAATCACCATAAGCAGCTTGCTTCTCTGCTACCAACTTACCTACGGCTTTTCCTAGATCTTCGTAATTCACTTTTGTCATATTTCTTTCCAGTATTTCTTTTTAGTATCTCTGCTCTCTTAACACCCCTGCGGTCCATTCCCAAACACTCTGAACAAGTCCTAGCGTTGTTGTAGATGTAAAGCTCTGCCATGTCTCCACAGCTTTCGCATTTACCCTTCTCAGGCAATACTCTCATTACGAAAGTATTATAGCTAAAGACTACTTAAGCAGTTCGCTATCCAACCAGGAAATAATTGGATCGTATTGCTGCTTTGCAGTAACCACGGATAGAAGATCGTAACCTCCCGCTTTAGCATAGGCTAAGGTTGCTCTTATCTTACCCTCTACTAGAGAAAGCAATCCTTTAATGGCTTTAAACTTTTGAGTTTTATTCCGATCAGACACAGAGGATATTAGCCTCTGAACTTGCTGATTTGCATAAACTAGATACTCAAGAAGTTCTACGTCTGCTTTAGTTTCCATGCTAATATTATAGCAAGTGATTACGTAAAGGGTTAAACTAAATGGAGATAGTGTTGATAATCTCGATCTTATCTTCGCTTACAGACGCTTCATACTTACCAGACCCATTACTGGGGTGCCTGTTGGATAGGATTTCGTCTGCTAACGGAAGGGCGATCAGATTCTTAACGACTCTCTGAATATCTCTCGCTCCAAATTCATCGCTGTAGCCTTTTGAGACCACGTAATCGAGTAGCTCAGGAGTAGTCTTAATTGGATACTTGCTTAACGTCATCTTAGCGATAGCTTTAATGTCCTTCTCAGAGAGGTCATTGAAAAAGATAAACTCATCAACCCTACCTCTAAACTCAGGAGAGAAGGTATGCTCCAATGATTTAAGGATCTCTTCCTTATGGCTCTCAGAACTAGGAGTATTACCAAACCCTAGTAGCTCAGTCTTTAGATCCTTCAATCCGCAGTTAGAGGTCATAACGAACATAGAGTCAGTAAAGTCGATGTCGTTCCCAGAGTTGTCCGTAACCGTTCCCGTATCTAAAAGACTTAAAAGTATGTTGAAGAATTTAGCATGAGCCTTTTCAATTTCATCGAATACGATAGTCCACCTGTTAGACTTTTCAGACTTCTCCTTCATCATAGAAGATTCGGAGTGACCGATATATCCTGGGGGGGATCCCAATAACTTACTAACCTCATGCCCGTTGGTAAACTCAGCACAGTTAATCACCCAAAAGTTAGGAGAGAACTTCTCACCTAATTTCCTAGCAAGTTGAGTCTTGCCTCTACCCGTCTTGCCAATAAAGAAAAGATTAACATGCTTGCTAAATTCTGCGGCTCTTAATTTTACAGCATTACAGACAGACTGAATAGCCTGATCCTGACCAACAATGTTATTCTTTAAGAAAGAATCAAGATCCTGTATGTCTTCGATTGTTTTCAGGCTATAAGAATTCTTTTTAGGCTTCTTTACTCTTGTAGTCTTTTCCTCAAGCTTCTTCTTAAACTCAATATCTTGTTTTGCTTCCTTTAGTATCGAATCCAAAACTACAGAATCAGGCATCACCTCATTAAGGTCATAGCATACAAATTCAATTCTAAACTCTGGGTAGTACTCAGAGATAGTTTGGTAGTAAGCTCCTAACAACTTATACTCTAGCAGAGGATCATTTATAGACTCCTTTAGCTCATTAACCTCACCCACCCTTTCAATAAAAGTTTTCTTTTCGGGAGCGGTCAGGCAATCCATGATTACAATCTTAACGTAATTAACAAAGTTAAACTTACCGGATTCAGTGTTCTTGATAAACTTCTTAAGTTTATTAAAAACTGTCTTAAACTTAGCCTCTGTTAGTCTGCGAAGGTGGATTATAGAGTTTAGCTCCGATGAGAAAGCTTTAATGTTATTAGTTTTTCTAGGCATCTTATTCTTTATCAACCAAGGAAGTGAGATTACTGAAGAAAGAACCCTTAAGTTCATTTGCAGCAGATCCTGTTTTACTGTCCAGATCCATTTCCTTTAGTTGATATTTCTGCATAGTTTGAGTTAGCTTCAATAGTTTTTCGTTTGCAACACCCATCTGACTTAAAGCTTGAGTTGACGCTGCTACGAGCTTAGTAAAAGCATCGACCGAGACAGTCCCATCATCGTTAACATGTATCGCCTGCTCGCCCAAATCCTTAAGAGCGTCAGTGCATCGACTTAAAAGATCCTTTGCGGAATCCCTATCGTCATTTGCGTTCGTCGTGATCTGCTTTATCAGACGGTTCATCTTCGCGTCTGACCACATCTTGTTCTTTAGTATGTAATTTGCCATAAAAGTATTCCTCGTCTATGAGGTCGTAATCGAAGTCGTCGTTAGAATCTTCTTGAATATCGGGAAGGTCCCTATGAGTATGTAGCTTTGCCGGACGGTAACCGTATTTTTTCTCTTTTCTAAACGTCTTTCCCATTGTTCTTTTTTAAGTTAGATAGGTAAATTCCCTTTAAAAGGTGATCAACATATTTAAAGTAGAAGGGAAACGCCCAATCTACTGGCTTAATCATTATATCCAAGCAAGTAAGATATAAGGCAGTATTTACAAAAGATTCTAAAATTGAAATAACGCCATATAAAATAAGACCAATTCTCTTAATTATTAAATTTGTCATTTGTCCATCATTTTTTCCATGTATTCTTGAAATGCCTGCTCTCTTGTAAGCCCCCCATCCCGTTGGGATTTAGTCATTCTAAACCTCTTCCCGGTCTTCTTCTTGTAATCTTCAATATCAATAAAGGGGGAGTTAACGTCGTTGCTATTGGAGAGTTGGCGTTTCATAGCCTCATCTATCACTGTAGTTAGCCTATCTTCAATAGTACTCATGCTGTTCCTTGGTTAATTGAGAATAGTTTTCTAATAGTATTTAGCTCTGGGTTGGAAGCAGTCTTGTTGAAGAGTAGATCACTTAAAGTATTCTTCTTAAATTGAATATCGCCTACTGATCTCCTGCCTGAAGAAGAAATGCTAATCAGTCCGTCGCTAGCAAGCCACTGTTCTAGACCGTAAAAAGCATCTAACCCTTTATCGAATACAACTTTAAATTCACATTCTAAAAATGGGATTCCTAGCTTATTCTTCTTGGATACTACTCTGCCTGTAATACCGTTAGGAGTTTTATTCTCGCCTCTAACAACATCTGAAGTCTTGTTAGAGATACAGTGTAAGTCAGTAGATAAGTAAAACTCCAGAGCTTTACCACCAGCAGCCGTAGTTTCTGGATTACCATACATGACATTGATCTTACTTCTCATTTGATTAATCACGACTAGTGTAGCTCGGGCTTCTTTAAGCTTGTGATTAAACTTTCTAAGCAAAGATCCGAATATTACCGCTCTTCTAGCTCCGTCAGTATTGGAGATATCACCTACACTGTCTCTACTCATCTCCTCTGCGGTAGGTAACACTGCAACGCTATCAATGACAAACAATACAGGAGTCTTCTTGTCCTCCGCTCTAATCTGTGCGATAGTCTCCTCAATATCCTTAAATGCTTCTTCTAGACATTGAGGGGTTGAGTAAAGGAGTGTCTCAGACTTGATACCTAGCTTCTCAGCAAAAGAAGGGCTAAAGGTATTCTCTGCGTCTAACATCTTAGTATACCAACCTGCTTTCTGGGCAGATGCTAGGAAAGTAGTAGCAAACAGGGTCTTACCAGTAGAGCTATCTCCCCGAAGTTGGATAATACCACCTACAGGAATCCCCTTATCGTAGTCACCCGTAATGACTCTATTTAATGCGTAACACCCAGTAGATATAAACTCTATTGGTGCGATTTCAGACAAAGGCTTAGAGCCTTTCAAACGATTTAAAAGATCCTTATTCAAGCTAGTATTATAGTCTTCTGGACCTCATTAAAAGTCCAAAATTGCTATAATGGGAGAAGGAAGGAATGTGTTTACCATAGTGCTAAGATTATACCTGATTAAAGCGTAGTTACAACCATAAATATCTATACAATCCTAAAATGCCAGAGAATCCTAATCAACCTGTTACGAGAGCGGATCTAAACCAACAGCTAGAAGTCCACTCCAAAACAATCGAACTTCAAATTCTTCTTGCCAAGCAACAAGAAGAAATAATCAACAAGTTAGATGATTGCGCGAAAGCTCACGTAGATCATCGAAGAATCTTAGACACGTTAGAGAGACGGACCTGGAAGCAAAATTGGCTGTTCTGGGGTATCATCTTTTCCCTTATATCATCAGTTGGAGTCGCATGGAGTAAACTATGACATCTTATAATAACTACAATGACATTCTTAATCAGATCGATAAGATCAGAAACAACGACTACGAAGATATTGAGGAAGCGGAACAATCGAGCTACAAAGAATCTTACGATAAAGGCATACTAGACATTAACGTAAAATTAGACGATGAAATAAGATACTTGAAAACTAAGAAGAATAAGAGAAATGTTATTTAACACCCGTCATCTTCAGCGTCATTGTTCTTAGACTGAGTCTCTTTTGGTAAAGTATCCTTGTAAGCTTCTCTAAACCTAGCTTCCTTTGAGTCTGCACTACGGATTCCTCCACCATTTACAAACCCTTCAGGATAGCGTGCTCTGAGCTTATCTACATTAGCCCTAGCAACCTCGTCTAAGCTAAGTTGTAGATTCTTAGCAGCCATTGCAACG